TTGAAGTAGAGGTGCTTTGAACCGCCACCAGAACCAGTGGTGACGATAAGACCAGCACCCGCCAAAGACGGGATAGCCTCAAGAAGACGCTCGTATGATTCCACACCACCATTGCGAGCGTCGATGTCAACAACCATGATGCCCGACATGAGGACGCCGTAGCCGGTGGAGAACTGGCCCATCTCATGCATGGTGTCCCACTGTTCGTCAGACCAGTCTGGGGTGTGCTGCCAACCGGATGAGTACGGTTTCTTGTACGCCATCCTGGGATCGAGCGGCCTGCCATCGTGGTCAACGGGGCCGAGCAGACCAAATATCTTGTAGCCAGCGTCACGGAACTCATTGTGAATCATTTGATTTCCTGCTGAAGTACTTTGAAAGAGTGGTCAATGTGTGCGTGGTTGGATTGGTGTTCTCACCCGTCTTTATCCTTCGTATGGTGTTATAATGAAGCCCGGTCACCCGACTTAGGGTTGACAGGTTAGCCGTCTGTAGCGCGGCCCTGACCTGATCTATCGTCACGACTCTTTCCCTTTTGATTTCGACATCTTGTTGTTGACAATGTATTGTCGAAGACCTAATGTCAAGTTCGTGGAAAGAAGAGAGAAAGGAGACATGATGTCTGTTCTATCCCAAGTGTCCAAGCCGAAGGACCGCGCAGTTATTGCGACGATCTGCGGCGACAGCGGAATGGGGAAGACAACCCTTGCCGCAACATGGCCAAACCCAATTGTTATCCGCGCTGAAGACGGTTTGCAATCTATCGCCGTTGATAAGCGACCAGATGCATTTCCGCTCCTCCAGAAAGTGGACGATCTCTGGGATCAACTGTCAGCGTTGGTCAGCGAGGACCACAAGTACAGGACGTTGATCGTCGATAGCGTCACTGCGCTTGAGCGGCTATTCATTCAGCACGTCATTGATAGCGATCCGAAGAAGCCGAAGAGCATCAATCAGGCTATGGGTGGTTATGGCGCTGGCCTGTCTACTGTTGCATCTATGCACCAGCGTGTCCGCAAGGCTTGCGGTATTCTGAATGAGCGCCGTGGGATGCATGTCATCTTTGTTGCTCACGCTGATACAGAGACCATCGAACTGCCTGACCAAGACCCATACACACGGTACTCACTGCGTCTTGGAAAGAAGTCTGTTGCGCCGTATGTCGATGACAGCGACATCGTTGGGTTCCTCAAGTTGGAGACGTTCACCACTGGGGACGGAGAGCGAAAGAAAGCGATCAGCGACGGGACACGGGTTCTTGTGACCCATGCGTCAGCAGCGAACGTGTCGAAGAACCGTTATGGTTTGACTGAAGAAATTACTGTGAAAGAGGGCGAAAACCCGTTCGCAGGCATCATCCCAGGTATGGATAAAGGAGTATCCAAATGAGCGATTTTTGGGGTCTGTCCGATGGCGACAGCGTAAAAGCGTCAGGCGAGTTCGAGCTTGATGGCGGCAGCATGGAGCCGATCCCTGACGGGACACAGGTTCAGGCTGCTATGGATGAGGCGAAGTGGGACAATAAGGATAGCTGCGAGTTCATCTCGCTGCGGTGGACCGTGCTGAAGCCTGAAGCATACAAGAACCGAAAGGTCTTCCAGAAGCTGTGGGTCTTGGGTAACAACCCAAACCAGAAAGACCCAGTAAAGGCTAAGGCGCAGGGCGACAAGGCCAAGAAGATGCTGGCTGCAATTGACACCAACGCTGGTGGCAAGCTGATGGAGAACAACGGCAAACCCACTGACAACGATCTTCAATCTGCTTTGCTGAACAAGCAGATGGTCGTGAAGTTGGCTGTCTGGGAGATGGAAGGCACGATGGGCGAGAAGATGTCCGGCAACTGGGTTCAGGCTGTCGCTCCAAAGGGTAGCGGCGTTTCGGAAGCCAGTTCTGCACCCGCGAAGCCGTCGTCCGCAGATACAGACGAGATTCCTTTCTAGGGATGATCGACTAACTACCCACCCACGCGAAGGTTCCCGACACCGATTAGCAGGAGTATTCCTGTCCGCGTGGGTGGTTTTTTTATATAGAGGAGAATGAGTATGGAACTACCACAAAATTACAAGGCTATGAATCCATATCAACGCAGGATGGTTCGTCATGAATACCAGTTTAGGCAGGACGGGAAGTGTTATTACTGCAAGTCTGACATAAACGAAAACCCACCGTTTTCCGTAACAAAAAAAAGAATAAACTGGTCTCGTTTTCCTGATGGTTTCCTAAGTAATCCTATTCACCTGCACCACTGTCATAAAACGGGGATGACCATCGGGGCTGTTCATGCGTACTGCAACGCCGTCCTTTGGCAATATCACGGAGAATAACATGGAGCAAAGATCACCGGAATGGTTCGCAGCCCGCAAGGGTAGGGTGACTGGCAGCGCCGTGGGGGCAATCTTAGGGTTGTCGCCGTACATGAGCCGCGAAGATGTGATGCGGGCTATGGTGCGTGAGTATCATGGCGCTGACAGCGAGTTTGAAGGCAATGTCGCTACGCAATGGGGAGTGTTCCATGAGGCCGGGGCCATCCAAGACTTCGAAATGGCGACCGGCGTTAAGGTCGTTGAGTGCGGGTTCTTTGAATACGACGATTGGCTAGGAGCCAGCCCAGACGGACTGATCGGGGAAGATGCACTGATCGAGGTGAAGTGCCCGTTCAGCATGCGCGACGGCGGGGAACACAAAAGCATAGAAGAGTTGCCGCATTACTACGCGCAGATGCAGGTGCAGATGGTCGTTACGGGGCGGGCGGTGACTTACTTCTGGCAGTGGGCACCACACACGACAAGTTTGGATACGATCCACGCAGACCCGCACTGGTGCGCAGAGAATATCCCGATACTGAGGGCGTTCTATGACGAATATCTGACTGAGCGCGAGGCACCCGAGGATCATCTTGCACCGAAGCGCGTTGAGATAAACACCAACCGCGCCCACCATCTGATGATGGAGTGGGACGATCTTTGCGAGGCAGAGTCTCGCACAAAAGAGCGCAAAGACGATGTGCTGAAAGAATTGGTTGAAATTGCCAAGGGGAATAATGCACTTATCGACGGTCGGAAACTGACTAAGGTTGAACGTATTGGATCTGTGTCTTACGCGAAAGCCATCAAGAAGTTTGCGCCAGACGCAGACCTTGAGCCGTTCCGTGGTAAGCCAAGCGTTTACTGGAAGGTGGGTTAGCGCATGAACCTAAGACCCTACCAGAGAGAGGCTGTGGACGCGATCATGTCGTGGGTCCGCACGTCTACCGAGCCGTGCCTTATTGAGGCGGCTACTGGCGCAGGAAAGTCGCTCCTGGTGGCAGATATTGCGCGGCAGGTCCATGAGGCCAGCGGGAAGCGTGTTTTGTGTCTGGCCCCGTCAGCAGAGTTGGTCGTTCAAAACCGAGAGAAGTACATCGCAACGGGAAACCCGGCCTCAATCTTTTCTGCATCAGCCGGTGGCATAAGCCTACGCCATCCAGTCGTTTTCGGATCTCCCTTGACCGTCAAGAACAAGATCAACCGGTTCGGCTCCGATTTTGCTATGGTCATCGTGGATGAGGCGCACGGCATGACGCCAACCGTAAGGACGATCATCGACAGGATTCGTGAAAAGAACCCCAGCCTGCGCATAGTTGGGATGACCGCAACACCATATCGTCTTGGTGATGGCTATATATACAAGATCGGACCTGACGATAAGCCTGTACCTGAGTTCTCAGCGAAGGAACCATACTTCACGAAACTGGTTTACCAGATAGGCGCGAGGATGCTGATTGAGCAGGGATACCTCACACCGCCGGTGATGGGGAGGCTTGGCGCTGGTGGGTACGAGACAAGACACATGGCCCTCAACAGTCGTGGGCAGTTTGACAAAGACGACATCGACCAAGCGTTTCATGGGCACGGCAGGAAGACAGCATCTATCATTGCTGACGTTGTGGCGCAGGCACGTGGACGAAGTGGTGTGATGATCTTCGCTGCCACCATCCAACACGCGCAGGAGTGCATGGCGAGCCTACCACCAGCCTTGTCAGCTATCGTGACTGGAACGACCCCGGCAGAAGAGCGCAGGAAGATACTTGAGCGGTTCAAGGCGCAGGAGCTGAAGTATCTTGTGAACGTGGCTGTCCTGACCACTGGTTTTGACGCCCCACATGTAGACCTCATTGCACTTTTGCGAGCCACTGAAAGTGTGGGATTGTTGCAGCAGATCATAGGTCGTGGTCTGCGGATCTCTGACGGTAAGGATGACTGCCTGATCTTGGACTACGCCGAGAACATTGACCGGCACTGCCCAGATGGTGACATCTTCGACCCGATGATCAAGGCTGGCCGTCCGAGTGGCGAGGTTGTC